TCCTGAAAAACATAGAGCTCACTCATTGGTCGCTTATCATCTTAAGGTTGGTAATATACAGAAGCAACTTTGTGATATTTGTGGCAATGACGCAGAAGCCCACCATGAAGACTACAAAAAGCCATTAGAAATTATTTGGCTATGTAGAAAACATCATAAACGTTTTCATTCATAATATGGGTATGGCTATATCAGTAATACAACCAAAACTATTTTACTATCGGTTTTGATAGCGTAGTTTGGTTGTTTTTTTATGAATAAATTTCCACTAAATAAAGAGGGGTTAACAAAGGTGATTTCACTCCCAGATATTCATTTCCCATTCCATATTAATTTATCTGCTGTTACTGAATTTATCAAAGACCACCAGCCAGACTATTTAATATTTTTAGGAGATGCACTAGATATGAAGTGTGTATCTCACTGGGATAAAACAAAGGGGTTTGTCTATAATGGAATGACCCTAAAGGAAACATACGAAAAATTTACTGAATTTATATTAGACCCAATAAGAAAAGTATTAGGTGGTAATTGTGAAGTTATATTTCTTATTGGTAATCACGAAGATTGGAGTTATGATGAAATAAAAAGAGACCCAAATAAGAAAGGATATTTTGAGCCAGAAAACAATCTACCAAAGTTTATAAAGTTTACACAATTAGGAGAATCTATAAAGATTGGAAAAATTAGATATATTCACGGAGATTATCAAAACGAACACCACGCCAAGAAAACAGTTACTAATTATGAATGTTGTGTGATTTATGGACATGGACACGATATGCAAAAATATACAAAACATATTCCGTCTGATGTTAATGATGTTAAAATGGCAGAAAGTATTGGTTGCCTATGCACAACAAACCCTAAGTTTTTAGAGGGTAAACCTAATAGATGGATTCACGGATTTGGATTAACCGAGATAAGACCAAATGGAGATTTTAATCACTATACGCTAGTAATTACGAAAGGAAAGTTTAGTTACGCTGGAAAGATTTATGGATAATTCTTGACAACTTAATTTCTATCTGGGTGGGTTGAGGTAGCGTAAAAAGTGCTATGCGAGAATAGGATTAATCACTTATTTCTCAAAGAATGAACGAGGGTCGCAAGTCCCTTATCGCCCCGTTGATAACGGAGACTAAAGGTGGACAAGCAGAAAATCCGAAAGGTGAGCCAGGAGGCTCCGTTCAGCTAAATCCATTCCTTGCAGGATATAAAACACCTACCCAGTTAGAAGTTCGGTTGTTGCTCTTTAAAACCAAAACTGGAGGTATTCCAAATGGACATATATGTCTGTGATAAGTGTGCCGAAAGAGTGGGCTGTGATGATGGTAAAATCTTCACCCCTTGCACCGAGTGTGAAAACGAGTGTCCTGACAATGCAACTCTTAAAAAGGCTCGCTGTGGTGCGTGCCTAGAGAAACAATGGAATGAGGCAGGAGGCTAACAATGGGCTACGGAAACTGTGAAAAGTGCGGTTGTTGGAAAGACATCACAAGACACCATGTTTACCCTCGTAGGTTCTTCCGTGGCAGACTAAGCAGAGAGAAAGTTGACCTTTGTCGAAAATGCCACGATTTACTCGAGGAGCAAATTCCCCACGAACCCAAACGCAATCTTGACTTCTACCCCGAAATCGTCAGGAGGTTCTTAAACGGCGAATTTGACTAAGAAAGGAGGAGGCAGATGTTTTGCTTTTTCTGCCTCCATAAACAGGAGGCTGAGAATTTCTACCAGATGACACTATGGGATTATAAAGATATCGCTAGTCTGTTTGAACGCAAGCAGAGAGGCGATGAATACTTTTATCCTATCTGGCAATTCTACTGGGATAGAGAAATTCCCTCTGTCGTTATTTGCCCTAACTGCTATAAGGAATGGACAAACTCTTGAAAGGAGCGAGTATGAGACGTTTATTGGTTCTGTTTCTTGCAATCACGTTGGTTGCGTTGGTGGCTACTCCTGTGTTGGCTGAGAGGACTATTAATCCGCAAATGAGAGGACTTGTCTCTATGATGAGTGATGGAGACTATAAGTTCTTTCTGGGCGACAAGGTTGGACAATCCACCTATAAGTCCTTGATGGTCTCGAAGACAAATGGTGTCTGGGAAATCCTTGTTGGCAAGTCCAATATGGCAACTCGTTTATTCGAGTATGAAGACGAAATCCAGCCCTACATCTGTAATGATGTGGATTGCGTGTTGGATTTTATGAAGGTGTTTTTTAACGCCAACGAGAAGACGATAACCAAACCTGCTTAGGAGGGGCTTATGAAAAAACTCGTATGTCCTAAATGCGAAAACTCCCACTGCACTGTCTTAACCGAGGCTAGACTGGAAAGAGACAAACAGGGATATGAAATCCTTGTTCGCTACTTTCATTGTGTAGTATGCCGTGGGGAATACCGAGAACCCGAAACATAAGAGGAGTCAATCTTGGCTCCTCTATCATTCAGAGCTTGCAAGTGAGGGCGTCATAGGTCTATGAGCTCCCTCCTGTCGGTCAATGCTAGTTAAAAACCGCATACTTGTAGGTTCTGAATGGATAAACAACAAAATACGCCGAAAACACGCATAGTATAAGGGTTTTTGAGTGTAAATAGTTTAGTGTAAAAATATATTGACGCTAAATGTGATTTAGTGTAAAATGTAATTTACACTAAGAAAGTATAATGACGCAATGAGTGTTAAAAAATGTCGCAATGTTGATAATTTCTTTACTTGGTTATTTATGTTATTATTAATATATATTATTATTAGTCATATTGTTTAGTATGTTTGATTTCTTAAAGAGTATAAACCATAGCTATCCAGACAATACTGGATTAATACATAGACCCGTAGCCTCTAAGGATTACCTAGCTGGCGATATTCCATATACCATTAAGAATAAGTCTGCTGATTGGACAAAATACCTTCCTACTAGTGAAATGCAAGTTGGGCTTTATTTTGACACCATGAGTTGTGTTTCTTTCAGTGCTTTAAATTGTATTGAAATACAGATTAACTATATGATTGCCGGAGAACAGATACCACAGTTTATTTTAGATTGGTTTAAGAAGTCTGGATATATTGACCTTTATGGAAAGTTTAATGCCTCTGATAGATTTATGGCTGGAATTTCTGAAACTACACCACAAGGAAACTATATGACTAAAGTAGCTCAGTCTTTAAGGGTTAATGGACCGATACCAGAACAAGACTATCCTTGGGAGAGAAGAAAGAAAATGTCTTTAGACGAATATTTAGTTAAACCGCCTCTCTGGTTAAAACCAAAAGGATTGCAATTCTTAGACTTCTTTGATATTTCTTATGAGTGGATATTTGGAGACTTTGAAAAACATTTAAAACACGCACCAATTCAGATTGCCATTCCTATTTGTCCAGGAACTAGAGAAATTTTAAACGCTTGTCCTAGTGAGCAACCACAACACGCAGTTGTTCTGACCAATATAGATTCCTACTATGATATTTTTGACCACTACGAGCCCTATAAGAGAAAATTAGAGATGGGCTATAACATCCCCTATGCTTTAAAAATAATATTAACATTAAAAAATATGACAAATGTAAAGATTATAAAGGATAAAGATAGTGATACGGTTGGGATTTGGCTTCCTGCTACCAGTCCAGAAGCCATAGAGTCCTATGCAAAGAACTTTGGCGTTTCAGTGCCAAAGAAAGATGGGTCGATTGACTGGGATAATTTTATTAATGGAGAACTAGAATTAAAATAATATGGAATTTACAAATAGACTAAATTCATTTTCTTGGGCTTTAGGTGGTATGTTGGCAGCCGTTGGTCTTGATTGGATTGTTGCAAATCTTGGTATGCTTGACTTACCACAGTGGGCAGTCGTGCTTGTCGGTTTAGGTATTGCTCAACTAACTAAATATTTAAGAAAGAAGGGTTTACTACCATTAGTTAAGTAGGAGGTACGCAAGGTTTAGCTAGAAAGTCATCAAGTTGGTGGCTTTTTAGTTATCCACACCCCCCTATTGACTTTGTTTTCAAAGTATGATAAGGTAGATATATGCTAATCAACGATGACAATTTAATTGTAAATAAAGAAGCGGGCTTTTCGTCATTGTTGAGCCCGCCTTTTTGTTTGTAAAAATAAACTAATATGACCAAACTACAAGAACTTAAAAACAAAATAATAGAAGCAAATCCTAGTATTGAAAGAAATCAATTTGGACAATTTAAAAATGGACATAAACCACTTTATATAGTTACTGGAAAAAACCATTCAAGATATAAACATGGACTTTATGGAACTCCAATTTATAAAAAATGGGAGGGAATGAAACGCCGATGTCTCAATAAGAATGAGGATTCTTATTCAAATTATGGTGGTCGTGGCATCAATGTATGTAAAGAATGGATGGATTTTATAGGATTTTATAATGATATGGGAAAGTCTTTTAAAAAAGGCTTATCTATTGAAAGAATTGATAATAATAAAGGATATTTTAAAGAAAATTGTAAATGGATACCATTTAAATTACAAGCTAAAAATAAAAGAAATGTAAAATTATACACATTTAATGGTAAAACAATGACCATTATAGACTGGGCTCAAGAAATAGGAATTAAATCAGAAACACTACGTGGTAGAATTAAAAGATATAATTGGTCTTTAGAAGATTCATTAACTAAAAAAGTAGATTATGCTAATAGATTTTTTCAAAAGACAACCTAGAATCCCAAAGCAAAGAAACAATTAATTTTTTATATGATTTGTTATGTTGAAAGCATTACAAAAAAGAGAGAAATATATTAATTGCCACAAGCACCCAGAGTTGGATTTGCTGATTTGGAATTACAATCAATTTTGCCAGTTTGATAGGGCTTGGGACAAATACACTTTAATGGCTCGTGGTTTAATAACTGATTTAAAAGGAAATATAGTGGCACGACCATTCCCTAAATTTTTTAATATCAACGAAACAGAAGAAACTAAAACAGAAAATCTACCAAATATTGTGCCTAATATTTTTGAGAAGTTAGATGGTTCACTGGGTATTCAATATTGTGGTTTAAATATAGCAACAAGGGGAAGTTTTAGCTCAGATCAAGCTATCTGGGCTACTAAGTGGATAAAAGATAGATTTAAGGAATCTGATTTTAAAAAAGGATATACTTATCTGTATGAGATTATTTACCCAGAAAATAGAATAGTCGTTGATTATGGTGATAGAGCTGAATTAGTATTATTGGCAGTAATAGAAACTGAATGTGGTTGTGATTATGATTTTGTCAGCGAGGCAAAGAGGTTGGGTTTAAAATATGCCAAACCAATTAAAAAAAACTTAAATGAATTAATAGAGTTATTGCCAACACTAGACGCAAACAATGAGGGTTTTGTGGTTAGATATGAACCATATGATTTAAGAGTTAAAATGAAAGGCGATGAATATGTTAGATTACATCGTTTAATAACTGGATTTTCAACTAAGAGTATTTGGGAATGTTTAAAAAATGGTGATAATCTTCAAGAAATATTACAAGATGTACCTGATGAATTTTATGACTGGACTAAAGAGAAAGAAAAGGAATTAAATACGAAGTTTAATCTTATAAAATGTCATTCCGACAAGGTGTTTGAAAATGTTCATAATTTATCAACAAGAAAGAAACAGGCTATAGAGATTATGAGAAATGATAAAAAAGTTTCTAGTTTGGTATTCGGTTTATTAGACGGAAAAGACATTGATGAGCTTATTTGGAAAATGTTAAAACCAAAATTTGAATTACCATTTAAGAATAGTATATAAACAATAACTAGCCCCATCCTGTAAATGGCATAAAACTTTCCAGAGATTAAACACAAACGGTAGGAGATTAAGGACCTTCTACTATGACGGCAACTACCACCCGTGCCGTGTCATTTTATGACAAAGACCTAGAGCTTTTAAGCTCTCTCCGTTTCTGTTTAATAATAGTTATTCATATCAACACTAACCCTTCTATACGGAGTAAGGGAAAGGGTGGGTAGCAAGTATATGAACTATAAAAAAATAAAATATTTTTCAATGTTTAGCGGTATAGGTGGGTTTGAATTAGGGATTGGCAAGTTGGCTGAGTGTATAGGTTATTCCGAAATTGATAAATACGCAATCCAAATTTATAAAAAACATTTCCCTAAACATAAAAACTATGGAGACGCAACAAAAATTATTCCGTCAGAACTCCCAGACTTCGACCTTCTCGTTGGTGGATTTCCTTGCCAAAGTTTTTCTATTGCTGGAAAGCGGGGAGGATTTAAAGACACAAGAGGCACTCTCTTTTTTAATATCGCAAAAATCGCAGAGGTTAAAAAACCTCGTCTTGTATTCCTTGAGAATGTCAAAGGACTCTTGTCGCATAATGAAGGCAATACCTTTGCGACAATCATCTCAACCCTTGATGAATTGGGGTATGACTGTCAATGGCAAGTGCTTAACAGCAAAAATTTCGGCGTTCCCCAAAAAAGGGAAAGGGTGTTTATTGTCGGACATCTTAGAGGAACACCCAGACCCAAAGTATTTCCTATCACAGGAGAAAATAAGGAAAGTTGTTCAGTGTTACCAAGCAAGAGAGTTCAAAACAGGAAAAAGACAAGGACAAATTATGTTAAATACGAAGATTCCGAAAGAAGCGTGGACGATTACATCAACGCAAATAATTGGCAGGACTACATTTTTGATTCCAGTCATAGAATTTTAACACCCCTTGAGCGTGAACGCCTACATGGTTTCCCAGACAGTTGGACAGGGGAGTTGAGTGATGAACAGAGATGTAAGACATTAGGCAATGCGGTAACTGTAAATGTTGTTAAAGCAATTTTTGAAAGATTAATATGATACACATAAGCACCATAAAAGAATTAAGAGCTTCTTTAAAAGAAGATAGGAAGTGGAATAGGTATCTACTCGGTTTTGCGATTATATTTTTACCAGTAGCACTCATTTTCTTTTTACTAAACTCTTGACATTTAAACACATATTATTAACTACAAATTATGAGCAAAAGAAGAGACTTACAAAAGAGCTTAATCTGTTTAATCCCCAACCAACCTATTCAAATGTTTGGCAGACAAGCATACCGCAATAAGGCTATATTGTGCCATAGGTGGGGGGTTGAAGACGGCAAGCTCCATACTTTAAGAGAGACCGCCGAAGAGTTTGGTTTGCAGTTTCAAAGGATAAATCAGATTGAAAAAACCTTCTTTGATAAGATTGGGATTAGAGAGTTATCCACAAAATACTTTTAAAAATCCTTGACTTTAGAATAGAATTATGCTAGGCTTTAAATAGTAAATTAAACTATAAGTATGGAAATAAAAATGCACATTGAAGATATTTTAAAAGACGAAAAGCTAATCGAACACACTGGTCTCAACCCTAATTGTGTTAACGATGGTATGGTCGGTGGTGCTGAATGGGAAAATATAGAAGTTGAATCAGTAAACTTAAAACTAAAATGCAAAAGAAAAAATACAAAATAATCTATGCTGACCCACCTTGGGAATATGGTTCAATAACTAAACTTGGTAATGCTCGTAATTTTTATAAAACAATGACATTTCCTGAATTAGTAGAATTAGATATAAATCAAATTGCTGATGATAATTGTTTGCTATTTATGTGGGTAGTTAATCAAAAATTAGAAACTTGCATTTGGTTAGCAAAAGAATGGGGCTTTAAATATGTTGGTGTTGGTTTCGTATGGCATAAACCAAATAGAACTTTATGCGGTTATTATACAATGGCTCAAACTGAGCAATGTTTGATTTTTAAAAAAGGAAAAATACCACAACCTAGAGGTGCTAGAAATATAAGACAATTTTTATCTAAGAAAGCAACTAAACATTCCGAAAAGCCGTCTGAGATTAGAAATAGAATTGAAAAAATGTTCCCCACTCAAGATAAATTAGAACTTTTTGCCCGTGAAAAAACAGACGGTTGGGATGTCTGGGGAAACGAAGTAGAAAGCGATGTTAAGATTAACTAAACCGCCTTGATATGAAAATTAAAGATAACTGCGTAGCTTGTGGCAAGAAAATAAAAGTAACTAAGATTGGCAAGCAAGGAAGATATAGGGCTATTGGAAACTATTGCTGGGGGTGTAGCGGATTATGCAGACGTATAGTCGAATGCAAAGTAAAACTAAGAAACGCCGACACAGATAAGGAGCTTGATAAATATAAGAAAAGACTCCAAGCGTTAATTGCCAGAGCCAAACATTATACATATATTCCCAAGTCAGCCTTTGAGAACTTAACAAATTATTACGGGGTAAATAGACAAAAATAATTAAATAACAAAAATATGACAAAGTTTAAAGTGGGGGATAAGTGTAGGGTTAAAGATTCTAGTATTGGTGAATGTCCTTATTTTAGAACAGAATATAAGGATGATAATGGTTGTTACATTAAAATAACCGATATTGGCCCTGAGGGTGGTTATCACTATGACATACTTAATAGTATGGATAAAAAAGTTGATACTTGTTTAGGATGTTTTAAAGATAAAGATTTAATTCCATTTAAGATTCAAAAACAAAAACCATATAAATTCGTTGTTACTTGGAAAGAAGAGGAAGACCCTGCTGAATACTTCACTTCCAAAACAAAGGCACAGAAGTTTATTAACGAGCTATTTGAGAAAGAAGAAGTTATTAAGGAGTCAATTCGTTTAGTTGAAATTGCTAATATGTGGGAGGTTCAACAAACCCACAAACTACAGTTAACAAAAAAATAATATGTCAGCATTTGAAAAATACATTAAATCTTTAGAGGGACTATTGAAAGCTGTTGAAGTTCTAGATAAAGTAGAAGAAACCCAAAGAAAGCTAATAGATTCTTCGGCTGGTCTTAGAGACTTTCTTTCTGACTTAAAATACTATGAGAAGTTTGGCAGTAAAAATAAACATATACTAAAATGAGCATAAAACAAAACGAACAAGTCTTAGAAAGCACCACAGACGCTTTAATAGAAGAAGGTTATTCCCTAGAGGAAGCCCAAAATAAAGCATCTCTATTTATGGAGCATAACGACCCAGTGTATTTAACGAGTGATTTAACAGCAGAACAAGAATTAGCATTAGACTGTGAAATGATATGAAAGAAGAAAAACAAATATATAATGTTGAGTTTAACAAGTTTGGCTCTATTTATGTTGCGGCTAAAACTTTTGAGGAAGCTGAAGATAAATTTAGAGAAGTCTATCCATCTGAATCTGATTTTAAAATTAATGCAATGATAAAGCAGGATATTAAAATTATTATTTAAAATTATGTCAGCAACTAGCGAATACGCAAACCAAATAAACTTATGAAAAAAATAATTTACAAAGATATAGATACGGGAATAGTTCAGGTAACAATAGCTGATGAACGGTGGTACATGAAAGATGATAAAGCCGTTCCCTCTGTTACTTGGATTACAAGTTACTATCCGAAGGGAACACCATTTTATAAGTGGCTTGCTTCTAAGGGTTGGAATGAGGCAGAAGCTATTAAAAAATCTGCAGGCGATAAAGGTTCTAGAGTTCATAAGGCAGTTGAGAATTTACTTAAGGGTCAAGTTGTCAAAATGGACGATAAGTATTTAAACAAAACCACCGATAAAGATGAGGAACTTGCTCTAGAAGAATATGAGGCAATAATGAGTTTTACTAAATGGTTTGTAGAAAATAAACCAAAAACTATATCAACCGAATTTATTGTTTGGAATGACAAGGAAAACTATGCTGGAACGGTAGATTACCTGTGTGAGATTGACGGACAGAAGTGGATTGTAGATTTTAAGACCTCAAACTATATATGGCCAGAACATCAGATACAAATTTCTGCCTACAAAAAAGCATTGGGTCAAGATGTTAAATTGGGTATTTTGCAACTCGGTTATCCTCGCAATAAAAAAGGTTTTAAATTTACAGAGATACAGGACAAATATAATCTGTTCCTAAGTGCTAAAACTATTTGGCAAGAAGAAGCTGGAAAACAGCAACCAAAAGTTAGAGATTATCCAACATCATTAAAGATTTAAAGAGATTAGATTATCATAAATATAATAATTAACAAAAAAGATATGAAGAAAATAAAATTAGGAGACGAAGTAAAGCACCCAATAACAGGAGTAAAAGGAACAGCAGTTTATATGACTGACTATTTAAGTGGCTGTCGTAGAATTGGTGTCCAACAAAAAATTCAAAAAGATGGCACACTACCAGATAGTCTCGTTTTTGATGAGCCAGAAGTAGAATTAGTTAAGGCAAAACAAGTAAAAAGAAAAACCAATACTGGTGGTTTTAAACCACAAGTTGGTCGGCAACAAACTAAATCTAATTTATATACAATTAAATAGGCAACCCCACTTTACGGGGTAAAAAGATATGATTAAACTAAACATACTATCGTTAGAGAAGAAAACAAGACAAGGTGCAAAAGGTCCATTTGATGTTTGGAACGGACAGTTTAAAAGCGAGAAAGGAGAGTTTTGGGCTTCAGGTTATATCAATGACGGCAACAAGGATTGGCAAGTAGGAATGGATGTTGAAGTAGAAAAGATTGATACAGTAGTTAAGGGTGATAAGACTTTTTATAATTTAGTATTTCAAGGTGGTGGCGGTGGGAAGATGTGGGATACAATTAACGACATTGAAAAAAGACTGGCTATGCTTGAGGCAAAAGTTAGTTTAAAGGTTGATGACGGGGATGAGGGGATTAAGCAAGGATATGACTCTCAAGAAGACCCAGACTTTATCCCAGTAGAAGAGGGGGACAAAGAAGAAATTAAGAGTGAGGACATACCATTTTGATGCAAAAAATAACAGCCAATGAAATAATAAAAAGATTAAAGAACGGGGAGCTTGATAACCCATCTGCTCTAGCCGACTACTTAGTTATTCTCTCTGCTTCTTTAAATACGGCTGGAAACTTTGAATTAGAGGCAGATATTGCTTGCTCTAAAAAATGGACAGACTTAAAACCAGACTGCAAGACTGATAAAGAATGCGACCAAAAAGTAAAACAAACTAAAGAATACAAAGCGTGGCAACAAATGAGAATAGTTAATAAGACTTTAAGGGAAACTATTATGTCATTAAAAAAGAAGCTCGCTAATCTACACATAGAATTTCAGAGCGGGCAGAATTATTAGAATATCAAATGTATAATTAAAATAAAATGGAAACAGAAGTTGAAATAATAGAAATCCCAATTACTTTTAGTTGCAGTTGCCCCAATGGAAAGCACAACCAATGCCCCATGAGAAAAACAATAAAAAACGGGGAGAATGAGAAAGAAGACACAATGTATGAAGTATCTATTGGAGACGGTAAGCACTTGTTGTCCAAAAGACCAATTCTTAAAAACAAACTAAAATGAAAACAGATTGGAAAGTAAATTCAATAATATTATTTTTAGCATTCGTGTTGTCATCCATTATCTCAGTATCATGGCAAGATATATATCATAACTACTTCCCCCAACTCCTCCTAGAATATAAAGCAGAGAGAGTGGAAGAAAAGACGCTAAACTTCACACAAGCGTGGGTAACGGCTTATTCTCTGGAAGAAAGGCAAACAGACTCAACGCCATTTATTACAGCGTCAGGACTTAATTTAGAGGGTGTGAACTTGATTGAGAACCGATACTGTGCCTGCCCCCGCAAATATCCTTTTGGAACTGAATTTGAAATAATGGGAGAGATTTGGAACTGCCAAGACAGAATGAATATTAGATACGATGACAGATTTGATTTACTATTCAGTTATAGAAAAAATGCTTTAGATTTTGGGATTATTAAAGTTAAAGTAACAGAACTATGAACAAAACATATTGCGACAAGTGTGGTGAACAGTGTGGGGAATTAAAGCCAGAAAGTTTTAAATATGAGTGTTATAGTAATAGTAAATTAATTATACTTTTTGACCTCTGCCCTAAATGCCTAAAAGAAGCTAAGGAATTTTTTAAGATTAAATGAAAAAGAAAACAATATCACAATTAAAAAAGATTTGCTGGAAACATTGCAGTCTGTATATCCGCCAAAGAGACTCTGATCGGAGAGGATATGGAAATTGTATTACTTGTGATAGAAAGGTTGAGTGGAAAAAAGCAGATGCAGGACACTACGTTTCAAGAGGATTTAATGCAACGCTTTTTGATGAAAGAAATGTCCACCTACAATGTAAAGGTTGTAACGGCCCAAGAGGCGGAATGCACCACAAATACGCTATTGTTTTAAAGGAACGATACGGAGAAGGAATATTAGAGGAGCTAGAAAAGAAATCCCGTGAGATTAAACAATTCACCCACCAAGAGTTAGAGGAAAAAATAGAATACTTTAAAGAATTAACAAAAGAAATTGAAGCGAACAAGCAATAAAAGCATTAAAATTAACAGCCCCACTATCGGCTTAATGGTAGTAGAGAATTTATGAAGAAATTAGCTGGTGGAAAATTAGCTGGTGGCAACCCAGAGCGGGGTAGAGTTGAAAATGATTTTTATGCTACTAATCCTGAAAGCGTGAAAGCATTACTTTGTGTTGAAAAAATATTTTCACCAATACTTGAGCCTGCCTGTGGTCAAGGACACATATCAAAGTTTTTTGATGATGGTAGTTACGACATTGCTTCCTATGATTTAATTGACAGAGGATATGGCAAGGGTGGAATTGATTTTTTAACTCACGAATTTAGACCTATTTATAACACTGTAATCACAAATCCACCATTCAAACTATTCCAAGAATTTGTAGAGAAAGCGTTAAGAGTGGCTGATAAAAAAGTAATAATGTTTGGAAAACTACAAGCACTAGAGGGGTAAAAGAGGGCAACATTTTTAGAGACCACCCCGCTAAGAACTGTCTATGTATTTAAGAAAAGGCAAAAACCATTATGGAATGGCGTGGATTATTCTGATATTGTAGGAAGAAAAACCAGTAGCACAATGGCATTTGCTTGGTTTGTCTGGGAAAAAGGATTTATAGGAAAACCGACAATAGAATGGATTTGAAGAATAATTAACAGCCCATCACCTTGCTTTATGGGTGAATAAGAATATTGTATATTTAGAGCTGTAGCTTGGTGGCAAAATTATTGCACCGAGTCATACTCGGAGTTGCGGGGGCTGGCCACTCAATAAATCCCGTCCAGGCTTCAGCTTTAAGTATAAAATTAAAACCTAAACCGCCTTTATAGGTGGTAGAAAGTATGAAAAAATACAGACAAGTTTCAGATATAGAAATTGTCTATGATGCTCATAGACTTTATAAAAATGAGTGTTTTCGTGCGTTTGACTTAATTGTTTCAAAATGAAACAATAAATATATGCCAAAATTGACTAAAAGATTAAAATCTATGCAACTTAACCCCAAACCTATGCAAAAATAGACCAATCTATGCAAGTTAGTTTCTATCTGGGTAGAGAACTGCCCATACTAATGGCTTAGGCCACGGCGAACTATATGACAAGTGTTGCCTGCCCAGATAAAAGCTAATTTAAAACAATTAACCAAAAACAAATGAGCAAAAAATGTAAAGAGTGTAGGTATAATACATTTAAAACAGGTGCTTTCTTTACTTGTGGCAATTGCAAGCACTGGCTAAACGATTACTTTGAACCAATAGAGGAGAAGGTAGAGAAAGTTTTTAGGGGAGTGGCAAGAACTTCCCAACCCCTAGAAGAATTGATAGAGGAGATAGGGAGAGGAAATATTGTTAAAGGAGTAATTTTGACGCTACAATCAATTGGAATGTGGATGGCGAGTATCGGTGATAGTCAAGCTTATGGTGAATCAATCAGACAAGCATTATTAAACTTAAAAAAGAAGTTATGAAACACGGACACCCAGAGTTTTACAAAATATTAGATGAGCTTGGTGAATTACACAGCATAAAGAACAGGCAGTATGCAACCCAAGACACCCCACTAGGAAACTTTAATAGGTGTGCTGATTTAATGAGCAAGTTGTTTTCTGATAAGATACCCAACAAACCACTAGCTGTTGCTATGGCTTTAATGGCTAAACAAGTTGACGGGGTCTATGAAATGGTGGGAGAGGATAAAAAAGACACCCCTGACGAGCTAGAGGACAAGTTTAAAGATATGGCTATCTATTCTATTATTTGTATGGTATTAATTAGAGAATATGAACGAGAAAGCTAGAATACTTTTAAGACGACTACTATTAGACGCTTATGTCCCCAAGGGTGCTTCTAAGGAATTTGAACGTGGGGCTACTTATTTACAAAAAGAATTATTTGAAAGGCTGGGGCGTTCGGGCAATTCTCAAGGGGAGAATTAAGCGGCGTTGGGGGTTTACCCCCCTTTCTCGGCTGTATATAAAATTATGAATAAAGGACACAGAGATAATATACTAAGTATTTTAGAGAAATATAGCAAAGCAAGACCAAGTGTCATTTGGTATGACCCGACTAAATGTATGTGGTTTTCTTATAGAAGCGTGCCGTTCCCAATGATTACTGATGAGCAACTAGCAACATGCAATAGTCATCTTGACCTTCCTATTAGGTTAGCTATGAGTCATTTAAGATTTGAACTTGGGTTTAATATTTAACCACAATCTGAAAATTTTTTAAGCATTAAAACAATTATGAATAAAAAAATACTACAACAACTTAGAGAGGAGACAGAGTTAGCCATTGGTCGAACAGAAATAGACGAGAGGTTGGCTACCAGAAAGCTGATAGAACAACCAGACAATACTGTTTTTAGCACAATACAAAACGAAATGAAAGCTAAGAGAGCTTATCTTAAAGACAAACTAAAATTTATTGATGAAGAACTTTAGTTGGTTTCCATTATTGGCTGTGATAGTTTACTATCCTAGCGTGTTATTCCCCTTTATCACCCCTAAAGTGGTGTTATTTCAGATTAGCGTGGCAATATTATTAATCGTTTGGTTATGGAAAAAACATTAAAAGATTGTGAGAAAATAGCAGAAAATATAACCCCAGCACAGGAGCTGTTTTTAACATTACTGAAAAGAAAAAAATGTATTTGGTGTAAGACTCAATTTCCAGACGGGATTATTAGAAAGACACCCAAACAGGACAAGGGATTAAACGCCTATGCTTGGTTTACTAATGAATTTCTAGTTCACGCCCAAACAACACACGGATATTCACCAGATGTTGTTCAATATTTTTTAGAAGAAACTAATAAAAATGAAAAATAAATGTAAAAAGTCAATAGATGGCAAGCATAGTATGGAAAGGCGAATTATTCATAACGAGGAAATAGGATTTAGCAATACAATAGTGGACATAATACCTAGATATGCCAAATATTGTGTTAAGTGCAAAAAATGGGGAAAAATAGAAAAAGTATATTATGAAAAATAAACTAACAATAGCAATAGGAGCTTTTATTCTAGTTATGGCTGTTGCCTCTATTTTTGGTTTAGACCCGTCAAAATCTCTTTGGGGTGGATATGAGAGAGGAACTGGAATTTTCTTTCTACTCCACCTTTTCGGTTTTTACTGGCTGGTTAAAAAAGGCAATAAGAAACTAGCTGTTCAGGTATCAGTCGGACTGAGTGTTTTGATGTGTTTACACGCTCTAGCCCGGAAGTTAGGATTGCCAGTTGTTCAGAGTGGACGCATTAGAGTATCAGCCACAATGGGTAATCCGATATTCCTTGCCTCTTATTTAGTCTTGAACTTCTACCTAGCTCTCTATTTAATGCGTAATATAATAAGGCGTATTCCTAAGAGCAAGATGTGGCAGTTTATCACTCTAGGATTTGTAGTTTTACTACAGTTATACACAATTTATTTGACTGGCACCAGAGGTGCATATCTAGCACTAATGGTGTCTATACCGCTTTTGTTTGTATTCTACTTGAAGAAGAAGATACCAGCGATTATAGCTTTGGTAATTATCGTGTCTGGTGGGTTATACTTCCTAACCTCTTACAAGCAAGGAACTATTAAAACTAGGATAGCTTCTTATAAAATAGGCTATCAGGCAGTGAACTCACCCAAACATTTGATTATAGGTTATGGAGCAGAGAACTACTCACAAATTTTTAACCGCTACGCTACCCCAGAAACTATAAAGATTGACCCCTTTTTTGATAAAGCCCACAATATAGTTATAGATGTGTTTGCTAACGCTGGTCTTTTAGGACTTCTAGCTTATCTCTCAATCTTTGTTTTTGCTATCATTAAGCTGTGGAAGAAGAAAGACTGGCTTTTGATCTGTGCCTTAGTAGCTTACTTTACCCAAAACTTCTTTGCCTTTGATACCCCAGTGTCTTACATTACTTTCTTTTTATTATTAGGAATATTATAAAACTATGAAAAACAAAGAAATAAAAGAACTAGAAAAAATCTGGAGAGAACTTTACAAGATGTTTGATGAGGCAGATATGTTGTGGAATAGTAATTCAATTTGTAAGGGAATAACAGAAGCATACACGAGCTGGAAATTAAGAAAATTATTTGATAAAAATGAAAATAATTAAAACAATTCTACTACTCCCCGCTATTTGGTTTTCGGTTTCCTATTTTCTAGGTGGATACTACGCTATCAGATATGACCCTATAAACTACGACAAGGCAGTTTCTTTTGCACACTACGACAATGATATAGTTAGAATATTCACTAACAGAACAATGACTTTAATGAATTTAGCGACCCCCCAATTAAAGCTGATAATGCTTGCCAAACTATTAAACGAGAACGAGAGGGTAGCTGGAAACAACCTGAGAATAAACGCAAACTTAGTTAGTCTTTATCTTTTGGTCGGAGATAAAGTTAGGGCTCAAAAAACATTAAATAAAATGATTCTTCTAAGCCCTGGAAGGATTGAAACCTATAAAAAAATGTATGAATGAGCCAACTATCTGTTCAAAAATTATTATCACATTCTTTTTCTTAGCATTATTCGTAATGTTTATACTTTTGTTCTTACCACCTTTTATAATGCAAAAAGAAATGCAAGGCAGTAGTTATGACAGTAAATGCGATTGCTATGTAGTGGACGGCATCATAAGAGTAGAGGGTGGTTGTCAATATTGCAACAATATACAATTAAAAATAATTAAATGAATAAAATAAAAAGCCCAGAATTTCAATTCGGACTTGTGATTGGTATCGTTATAACTTTCCTCTTTTGTTTAGCGTTTTCTACTAAGTATTTATATGTAGACTTCGACAACGAGCTAGGAGAGAAAAAGTCTTATCCTATTGATGAAGTATTAGGGTCTCTTTTTGACGGGGAGATTAAAATAATGGAAGCTATCAACGAGAAGTGCGATTAGTTTCCGACCCCCTCGATTCTATCTAGTGGCAGGGATTTGCCAGCCTCTTGGATGTGCCCATTTTGTTTATGTATTTCTTTATGGCATTTCTTACATAAAGTAATTCCATTATTAGTATCAAATCTTAATTCGGGGTTATCTGCAAAAACCATTTTGTGGTGGGCTTCTAGTCGTGCTTTGTGATTTCCCTTAACATTACACATTTGACAAGTCCAATTATCTCTTTTATATACCCTATTTCTCCACTCTCTATATTCTCTTCCGCCCCTGATTATCTGGTTCTCGGTTGATACTCCGCCACGCCACATTGGATTTTTATTACCCATTCTTGAACGGCTTACCTTGTCCTGAGCCTCTTTTTTAAACATAGGATTATCTTTTTTCATTCGTTCAATGAAAGCTTCAGTTCTATTACCCCAAGATTGAGGATTTTCCACCCATGCTTTTTTCATAGCAATTCCAATATTATCCCTAGTCTGCTTACTTCGTTTTTGACCGAGATTGGATTGGCGAATTTTTTCTATAGTTTCTTGACTATGTGGTTTGTGTTTATATACTCCTTTGGGCATATAGGCATTATAGTTCATTAAAAGAAAAAAGGCAAACAATTAACTGCTCTTTCAATGGCTATAAAATAACCCCTGCATCTTTTAATTCCCAATAACGCAAGACTAGAGTAATAACAAAGAGAACAGCCCCAACACCCCACAGAAAGAGCAAGATATTATCTAGCTTTCTTTGTCTTATTAATTGTCTTTGATATTCTTTTGTGTTTGCAATATGCATATTAGTTTATTTAATTATATTATACGCATAACTTCACCGCTTCTAGCTTTTTCTTGCCATTTTTCAATAAGTTTATGTTTTTTTACTTTAAAATTGAGACTATCATCATTTTTAACAGATACTCTTTCCAGTAATGATAGCTCCTTATTATTAGTCAAAATTTCAGCACACTTTAAACAATTTTTATGATTTAACATATCTTTGAGTTTAATTATTTATGACGCAAGGGGGAAGTTCGCACCTCCCCGCCCCGCCGTCTCTGCTGTGGTTTCGTGTTATTGAACATACCCGCCACAACTGACCTCCTCATCTATTTAATACTATCAAACAAAACAAACCTTGTCAAGAGTCTATACCGTCAAACTGTGGATAACTCTTGCAGACATATTAAACAAAGAGCGTGCTAGAGTTATATTGTCTAGTATTAAGCACCTTGTATGGCTTCAAAAAATAAGATAGAATAAAATCAATCCAATGATACAACTAAATTTAATTAAATATTGGGGCGGGAACTGATTTTAGTTTTCCGTTTTTTTTGTTTTCTAGAGGGTATATAAAAGAGCTATTCATTTTAAAACTTCGGTTTTAATAATAAGCTAAAGAGGGGAACACCCGATTACTTTATACCCCCTCTAAAGAACAAAAGAGTTCTTAAGGGACACAGTAGCAGTGTGATTAATTTCAAGATGCTACCGACCGACCGAGCGACCGACCATACTGATAAAAATTTAAGTTAAATTTTAACAGCTTTGACCTATACAAGATTATAGGGCTGGATATATTATCAGGGGGAGGGAGTGAAGGGAAGGGAAGGGCGTGGGTAATATTACGTTAGGTTAGTTATAAGTAAACTTAGTAGTAATCAGTCTCTATTAGTAATCATTCCTATTAAGCTATATGAATAATATAATTGATACTATAGACGCTAAAGAGCTAGCCAAGACAGTTTTAATGAAAGACCAAAAAGGAAAGTGTTACTATTGCGAGCAAGACAAAGGGATACTATTCTTACAAAGGAAGTTAAATGATAGCGAGCAGATACTAAGGAACCTATGTTTAGCTTGTCCTCAATGTGTAGATTTAAGCAAGGCATTATAACCTAATAGAGATATAAACTCGTTAGAGGGTATAAATAACTATAAATAAACTAGAAGATATGCGAATATTTCAATTATTAGAAAATATCAAAACTATACCAGCAGGTAAAACTATAAACCAACAGATTAAAAGAGAGATAAAAGCTCAAAAGAAAGTATCAAGGGCTGGAAAATTAAGAATACTACAATTTACCATTAAAGATGACAAAAATGCCAGCACCAAAGGGTAATCAATTCGCTAGAAAGAATAGGAAGTTCAAAACAGCCAAACAGCTTGAAAATAGGATTCAGGAGTATTTTGATTATTGCGATTTAAAGGTTATAAGTAGAAAAAGGAATAGAAAGGGAGAAGTAGTAGAAGAACTAACAGTACCTTATACGTGGATAGGATTAAGTGCCTTTTTAGGTATAGATGATTCAACTATTAGAAGGTATAGATTAAGGAGCAGACCAGAGGTTTTAAAGCTAAAGAAAGACGTTTTGACGAAGGAGGAGTATAATAATGATAAGAAGATTCACACACTATTAAAAAGAACCCGCCAATATCTAGACGCTAATATGACAGAAAATGCCTTAACGGGGAAGTCTAACCCTATATTCTCAATGTTTGTAATGAAGAACCATTTTGGCTATGCAGATAAGCAAGAGATAGACCACACAAGCAAGGGCAAGGAAGTTAAGGGCTTTAATATCACAGTAAGCGAGGATAAACCAGATAATGAGTAGTATGTTTATACCTGTAGAACCCTTAGAGGCTAATACAGAGCGTCATTAAACCATTAAATAAGCTAAAACATGACTAAAACATGTAAAGTATGCGGTTCAGAGTATGAAGCAACGCGTAAGACTAGCCAGTTTTGCAGTGCTAATTGCAGACAACAACATAAAAGAGGGCTTAGCGTGACACAACCCGAAGAAGTTAGCGTGACAAAAGATAGCGTGACACCTCATAGCGTAACAGATCGGGATGACGTCAAGAAGTTAAACCGTGATGATTTATATACTGCCATACAATCTTATACTGGTGATGAGTGGATAGACAGTCCAGAATATTTTGAGCTTATAAGAAGACTTGAAACATGGAATAAAGAGCAATTGAAGGATTATATTGTGCCTGTGAGGTTTACAGACGAATTAGCAAAGCGTAAGTGAGCTGGCAAGGTGACCGCTCGTCGTGTTGGTATATATAGTTAGTAGTCCAATCACAATTTTTTCTAATTAAAAAGAGAGTTACCCTACTTGACAAAAAGGTTAGTAATATATGTAATTTTTAAAGAATGATTCCACAAATTAAGGTCTTTCCCAAACAAAAAGAAGCTTTAGATATATTATGGGATAATAATACTAACATTATTATTTATGGTGGTGCGGCTGGTGGTGGTAAAACTTATTTAGGTTGCCTATGGCTGATAATGGCATGTTATAAGTACCCAGGAACCAAATGGTTTGTAGGGCGGAAAGAAGCTACAAAGCTGATGGGTAGCACATATCTATCTTTTCAAAAAGCACTTTCTGACTACGATATGCCTGGAATTGGTCCAGAAAAAGATAAAGATTGGAATTATAATGGCAAATATAATTATTTAGAACACAGAAATGGGTCAAGGATTGATTGGATGGACCTCGCTTTTCAGCCAAGAGATGCTGAATATAACCGTTTTGGTTCTTTAGAATACACTGGAGGATGGATTGAAGAGGGCGGTGAAGTAGAAGAAGAAGCTTTTAATATGCTTTCTGTTCGTATAGGTAGGCATCGTAACGATGAATATGGATTAAGACCAGAAAAATTACTAGTTACCTGTAATCCTTCTAAGAACTGGCTATATCAGAGGGTTTATAAGCCACATAAAGAAGGAAAATTGAACGAAGGAAAGAAGTCAAATGAGCAATGGGCTTATATACAGAGTTTGTGTCAGGAGAATCCTCATACTGGAGATTCTTATGCTAAACAGATGGAAAGAAACCAATCTAAGAAGATTCGTGAAAGACTTTTATTGGGAATATGGGAATATGCTGACGATGCTAACGCTCTAACAACCTATGATGCTATTACGGATATATTTACTAATGAAATTGACAAAGGACCAAGATTCTTAACAGCTGATATTGCAAGACACGGTTCAGACAAAATAGTAATTATGTGTTGGGAAGGAATGAAAGTTTATAAAATTGTTACTGATTCTCACAAGGGAACAGACCAGACAGCAAATACTATACGAAACCTACTCTCACGTGAGCGTATACCCTACTCACATGCGATTATAGACGAGGATGGGGTAGGAGGAGGGGTTTTAGACCTCTTAAGGGGTTGCAAGGGCTTTATAGCCAATACAGCACCTTTTAGGGTCAATAAGAAAATACAGATTAATTACAGGAATTTAAAAGCACAATGTGGTTACACTCTAGCTGAATATATTAACGAACATAAGATTGCTGTTACTGACGATATAGGAACAGAAGAAAAACAATGTCTAATTGATGATTTAGAACAACTCAAGAGTAAGGACATAATGACAGAGGGTAAACACCAATTAAAGTCCAAGGAGGATATTAAAAAAGCCCTAGGCAGAAGTCCTGACTATTCCGACAACCTATTAATGAGAATGTACTTTGAAGTCTGCAATTTTAATCCTAAACCACTACCACCACCAAAGAGAGTTCAGGGTGTTGGAGGTAGTAGATATGTTGATGGCAGAGTAATGAGGCAGGCTAATTCAAGAAGAATTACTAATACAATAGGACAATGAATAATAGAATAGATTACGAATTACAAGACTTAGAGAGTAAATATAAAAAATATAATTTAACATTTTATATTAATAATGATACTCCTAATTTATGTTGTTATATAACCATTGATGACCCATATATACTTCATTTCTTTGAAAAAACAAGAAAAAATAATATGGAAGAATTAATGAATTGTATTGATGGTGTTATTAAAGAGAAAGGCAAATGAAAAAAATAGATTTATCACAATCAGAAATACAGAAGTTAGTCGACTTGTGTAAAAACCAGTTCCGTCTTGGTGATGCAGGGGAATCTGATTTACTAATGGAACTATTAACAAAATTAGTAGCAAAATTACATGAACAGAATCCAAGTCCAAAGAGGAAAAACAAGAGAGGTTCAAAAAAAGGATGAGAAGTTTATGGCAAGCTCGCAAGCTCAAGGACATGCCGAACATCTCTTAAAACAGAAAGTACAGAGTTTTGAATCTAAAGAAGCTTTTGTGGCTCACGCCAAAGAACGTGGTTTTTTAAAAACTGATATGGATAAAAAAATTGTTGAGAGTGTTGCTCAGAAACAGGGCTTAAGAGAAAGAGGTCCAGTCGCTCCTAGACAGGAAAATCCTATTATTACTAAAATGCGTGCAGAACGCTTAAGAAATGCCAGAAGATAGAAGAGAAGAAGTAAAACCATTTTGGAAACAACCTCAAGATGAAAAAGATAGAGCTAACTATGTCTGGGAAGAATTTAACCAGATGAAGTGGAACAACGACCAGTCGTTCCCACATTTTAGAAATCGTAATCGCTACGAATATTTTGACGACCAAGATAATCGTTTTAATAATTTTAGAGTTCAACCAGATTGGAAAGATGATTGGCAAGCTAATATTTCAGACATCACCACCCATTCAAAGGTTATGGCTATTGTTTCTCAAGTGGTTGCTATTAGACCACGCCCAGAGTTCTTTGCTATACAAGAAACTAACTTTATAGGAAACTTTAAAGCTCAGTTAATGCAAGACCTCTACGACTACACTGATACCTTTTTAAGAAATGGTGATATGGATATGCTATTCACTGCCCTGAGAGCTGCTCGTCAAGGAACTTGTATAGGTTGGGAGGGTTGGAGAAAAGACGAACTAGGTTCTAAACCAGACGCACAACTTGTAAATAATGATGAGTTCTTTATCGGAGCTATGAATGTATTTGCGATGGAAGACCAGATTAAATGTGTTTGGAGAACAATTTTACATAATGACGATGCTAATATAATTTTCAAAGACTGGCACAACTGGGAACATGTCAAAGCTGGCAGTGAATTAAAAGCCGAACAGCGTACCTTCTTTAATATTTCAGAAGAAATTACTACTGAGAAAGTTGAAATCCTTAGATATTTTAATCGTGAGACAAATGAATTTGTAGTTGTCGCTAACGGAATTACAATCAAGGACAAGAAACTAACTGATGTTAGAAAGGATAGACAACTAGGTTTTTGGAAAGTCGTCTACGAACCATTTGATACTAACTTTTTCTGGGGTAGAGGTTTAGCCGACCTAATGAGTGATAACCAAGATGCTATTGATACCTTGTTTAATAATATGTTTGACAAGGGTATGTTGTCAGTACTCAAACCTATTTTTGTAGGTCAAAACTCTGGATTGGCTGATGACTACTTATATCCTGGCAAGATGACCCAAGTTACTGATGCAACCCAAATTAAGGAAATGGATATTACTGGACCAGACGCAGTATCATTTAATATTCTACAAGAGTTAAAGCAAAGACAGAACTTTGTATCTGTTGACCCAACTGGCGAGGGTGCAGCTGTCGGAAAAAGAACAGCTACCGAAGTTGAAGAAGCTAGTGAAAACGCTAAAAAGATGATGGGATTATTCATAACCCTTTTAAGGGATGGTATCCGTCAAAAAGCATTACTGAGAGCTGAGAATATTAAGGTTCACCTAATGACCACCGACCAAGCTAATCCAATTATTCTTGATAATGTAAAACTATTTAATGGAAAAACTGGTAAAAAGATTATTCGCATCAAAGCAAAAACAGCTCCACAATTTGTAGGAGAAGTTGATGGTCGTGTTGTTATTCAATCTCAACAACTTAAAGAGGAAAATAGATTTATAGATGAAGAATCTGAAATAATTGAGTTCACACCTAAAGAACTAAGAGACTTTAAGGCTGGTGTAAATGTTAGGGTTCCTTCAAGTGTTGAAATGTCAGACACCCTTAAAGCTGCCTTAGATAGGTCATTTGCCCAAGTTGCTTTCCAAAGACCCGATGTTTATGACCAAGTAGAGGTGGCTCGAACTTACGCTGAGTCTATGGGTCAAGAACCAGAAAAACTTGTTATTCAAAATCCAGAGACTGAAGAAACATTACCACAAGAAAATTTAAATAAGAATGTTCGTGTTGGTCAAACACAACCAAGTACACAACCACTTAAAGAATTAACGAAATGAGGAGACTACTCTTAAAAATTATATTCCGTTTAATGGGTCCGCCAGATTTTCGTGAAATGGCTGAAACTGATAAGTATGGAGCATTTGCTATTATGAATAGCAATCCCAAGATAGTGAAGCTCCTTCAATTTTTGTTTACAAATGAGGTTATGAGTTTACCTCTAGCCTCTGGAAGTAAAGTCGACGAGATTACAGGTCGAATCTCTTTGCTATTTGACATAATCCATAACATGGAGGTAGCAGAGGACAATCTCTTGGATGTTAAAAAAATACAAGGTCGCAAAAATAAGACCTTAAAAATAAGAAATACAATTAAATCTAAATTACTATGGCAAAAAGATACCTAAAAAACAATGGAGAGTCTTCAAATATAACGCTTTCCACACAGCCAGAGATAAATTATTTGGATAGAAACGGAGACGAGTTTAAAATTGAGATAGTCATGCTTAGAGAAGGTGGCGGTAATGAAGCTGCTGAGAAAATGGGACTATCTGAAGATGAAAAATGTCTCGTCTATTACAAGAACGGCGATTATAAAAAGAAAACCATAATCACTGCTTGGAAAACAATAGACATTAAAAACTATCCTCATGTTCTAGGAATTGCTTTTGGTAAAACCAAATATGATGAGAGAAAGTATAACATCAAGGTTGGAGAAACTGTTGAGATTTCAAACTCTGATGATGCTGAACTTATCTTACAACAAATTCATTTTGTTGATGAGGTTGACCGAAAAGGTAATATTCTTGATAAGGGAAATCCTTACAATAAGGCTGACAATCGCCCAGTTACAGGAAAGCCAATAGGCAATCTACCTAAAATTGATGTAGGAGAATTTAAACCAACTTCCCCACGAGAGAAAAGAGCAGAATTTAAAATGGGGGATTAAAAAATTAAATATTTTAATGCTCTTTGTTTAGCGGACTGAGCCAACCCGCTGTAACAAAGTGGTTTTTAAATCAAAGAGCTATGAAAAAGGAAGAACAAAAAGAGGAAACCAAAACCTCTACGGAAGATTCCACCGTTAAAGAAAAGTCCGAAGTCAAGGAGGGAGAAACCTCTGAAAAAACGAATGACTCCGAGGAGTTAGAAGGTCTCAAGGAAGAAAATAAAACTCTCAAAGAACAAAACACAAACCTCGCTAAAGGAATCAAAAAAGAGCGAGACTTAAAGAGAGCTGCTGAACTTGGTAAGACTGAAACTCAAGAAAAAAAAGAAACCGATGAACCAGTTGATGACGATATTGATATCAAAATCGACAAGAAACTTAAAGAAAGAGATGAGCAAAGTTACGAGTCAAATCGTGATTTAGCTTATGAGGAATTTGTAGCCAAATACCCCGAGTATTCGGCTGACAACGACCTTAATGGTGAGAAATATGCTGCTTTTAGAGAGGAGTTTAATAATCAAACCAATAAGGGAGTAACCAAAGACCAAATTTTCTCTCGATTAGAGTTCGTTCATCGTGGAATGGGTAACTCTGAACCAACCGAGGAAACTCAGGTCGAGGCTGAGAATATCGGAGCTGCCTTATCACAACCTAAAAAAATAGAGAATCAACCTTCAGTTTTAACTAGAAAGCTTAACGAATATGAGCAATCTGCTGCCAATAATTTTACTGGTGGTGAGAAAGCTTGGCGTGAAGCTAAGGCTGAAACAGAAAAGTAATTCTCTACAACCTGAAATCCAATGAATTACAATGGATTTAGACTTTCAGGCGAACGTATCGGACAAGGCTTCCCAGAAGTTGAATATATCGTTATGAAAAATAGCGTTACATTTACTACGGGTGTTGCTGTAAAGTATGACCCATCAGTAGGTGTTGACCTCTGTGATGCTACTTCCGATACAATGTACGGATTTGTTATAGGTTTTAGAACTCAGGACGGTTTACCTTTGGATATAGACGCTACTTTGCATGATGGCACTTACACTGCCACCACGCCTTCAGCTGTCACTTATGCTGCTGCTGCAGATAACCAAACTGTTTTACAAGTAGAAGCTGTAGTACAACCAGTTCACTCTCGTATGGTATTATCTGCTTTACTTAATGCAGCCAAAGGCACAACAGCCGCTTCTGCTTTAGTTGGAACATATTTTGACATTGTCAATACTGGTCTTACTTTAAATGAATCAACCGCTACTACCACTAAAGCTCAGTTTATGTCTGTTGCTGGTAGAAATGGTGCTGACCCAACTGACCCTCAAGACCCAACAACAACTCGTATTCTCGTTAAAGTCGTTGAAACTCAGGTTCCTGACAACTCATAAACATGGAATTAACATCACAATGGGCTCAAGCACTTGAGCCAAATATTAAGTCATGGGTTTAGAAATGAGCCCCAATAATTTTTCTTTATGCCATATAAAGATAAACAAAAACAAAAAGAATACTTTTACAATTACAATCATTATGAAAAAGAGTGCATTGAATGTGGCACAAAAGTAATTGGTGATAAAAAAAGAAAGTATTGTAAAAAATGTCTAAGCATTTTTAGAAGTGCAAGATTAAAAAATGCTAAAATATGGAAAAAGAATATAGATAAAAAAGGATGTTTCAAAAAGGGCGAAGATAGCCCCAATAAAGGAAAGAAGTGTTCTTTTAATGCCAAGTTTGGCAAAGACAATCCAATGTGGAAAGGTGGAATAACAGACCCATATTCAACCCTTAAAAAGAGTTTTGAATGGAAGGAATGGCGTAAGTCGGTCTTTGAAAGAGACGACTATACTTGCCAAGAGTGCGATATAAATGGTTCTGAATTACACCCACACCATATTTACGAGAGAAGAAATTATCCAGAGATTATGTTTTTAGAGGAAAACGGGATAACTCTTTGTAAAGATTGTCACCAAGAAACATTTAATAAAGAAGAAAAATATAGAGAGAAATTATTGAAAAATGGGATGAATTCAGGGAATATCCTCAAATTGAGGACAATCCTGAGCCAAGCCGAGGGTACACCCTCGGAAGGTGCAACGACTACTGGAGCGGTACAGCCCGCTTAATAACCAGCCAGAGCGTCCCACCAGAAATGGATGATATAGTCTGAACTGCATAGTAATATGCAGAAGCATAGGAGAAATCCCTATGCGATAACACAATTGTCATGATGGCTATAAAGCCTACCCAGATTTGACTCCAGAATTGTTTGAAATGGATAGCGATAAATCAGGAGTACTGAGATACCAAAGAAGTTGGTCACAACGTATAGTTCCTAAAAGTTCAGAAGGTGCTTCTTCACCAGAAGCTTCATTAACTAAAGGTTATCAATTAATTGAAAACCCACAAGTATTCAAACAGAAAATGTCTGTAACCAAAGAATATGTCACTCGTGGCATGTACTCTGAGATTAAAGATATGGCTTCTGCTTTGGGTCGGGCTTCAATCGAATCTGTTAATCTTTTCGGAGCTGGTGTTCCGATTAATGCCTTCTCGACTTCTTATAATGGAGCTGACGCTAAACCTTTATGTTCAGTCTCTCATCCAAGAGCGGATGGTGGCTCAACACAAAGTAACGCCTCTTCAACTGGTATTACCTTAACGGAATCCAATCTTGAGATTGGAATGAATGCTATTAGAGCTCAACTGTCAGATACTGGCGGTAAACTCAATATCGGAATTAACAATCTCAAATTAATGGTTCCTTTTGCCCTTGAGAAAGAAGCTGTGATTATCACAGGTTCTGAACAAAGGTCTGGTACTGCTAATAACGACGCTAACTGGTATCGTGGTAAAATTGATGTCTTGGTACATCCTTTCTTGGATGCTAATACCACTGACCTCGATGGAAACTCTGGCTCAGATACTGCATGGTATCTGTTTGCACAAGGTGTCCACGGTTTGAAGTTTGTCTGGGAAGAAAGACCTTTATTCAAGATGTGGGATGACGAAGATAATGACGCAATGTTTACTAAGATTTACATGTCATGTCGTCCACTCTTTGATGATTGGCGTGGATTCTGGGGTTCTAAAGGAGACGGTTTAGCTTACAGTTCATAAGAACTGTAGGTACAGCCTCCTGTTAAAAATATGAAAATTTTAACTATCAAAAATCCAACAAAAGCTCCCTTAGAGGGAATTTCTGTTGAAGGCGTGGAGGTATCTATCGCTCCCAAAAAGACCCGAGAAATTGACGAAGTTTTAGGTGGAAAACTATTAAAAATGTTCCCATTTTTGGAAGTTGTTAAAGAAGTTGAAAATACTGAAAAACGACAAGCCAAAATTAGGAAGCGTAAAGAAAAATGATTCATAAAATTGCAACCGCAGTATTAGGCGTAGCCGTACTCGTATTAGGTTTTATGGGTGTTAGCGGTAATGACACATTCGGTGGTGCTACTAACTTAGACTCACTCACTTTGGGTGAAGATTTAATTGTTGGTGGAACCATTACTAATACTGGTAATTTGACTGCAACTGGCGGAATAATTATTGGTTCTGGCGGAACTGAAATTACTAAACATTTATCAGCTACAGCAAGCGTAGATTTCATTGCTATGGATGGTGCTTGTCAAGATGCTACCACTTCGTTTACTGGTGTATTGAAAACTGATAGTTTCCGTGTAACTGCTCCTGATAACTTGATGGCAACCGACTCAAATATATTTTTGACTGGTTGGGTATCATCAGGAAGTGTAGTTACTTTAAGACTTTGCCCTGCCACTGATAGTATTACAGTTGACCCCGAAGCTAACGAGTTTATTCTCGATGCTTGGCGTCATCCTGGAATCTAAACAGGTCTAACCTTAATATTTTTATCCTGCTCATCGGTATCTTAAAGCCATTACCTTCGGGGGTGAGTAGGGCTAAGAACATTAAATAACAAAATATGTTTAAAAAAAAGAACAAAATAGTTCTTGTTTCTCCAACCTATTCGGAGAAAATGTACACCAAGTCAGCTATGTCAATGATGGTTCAGGTATTTCTGAACTACGACATTAAGGGGATTATATTTCCCACATCTCAAAGTCGTAATTTAGCTGAGATTAGGAACGATTTAGTTGAACAAGCGTTTGACGCAGTTCCAGACTTAACCCATATCTTATGGTTAGATGGAGACCAAATGTTTCCAAAGGATATGATTCCCAAGTTAGTTAAACACGACAAAGATGTTGTCGGTGCTTGGGTAGTAATCCGCCAAAACAAACTTCCTAATGTCTATAGGATTATAGGAAAGAAGACTAAAAATGGTGGATATAGGCACGAACCAGTTGTCGGAAAGGGTTTGTGTAAGGTAGACCGATTAGGATTTGGTTCTATCTTAGTTAAAAGAGAAGTCTTTGACAAAATGAAAAAACCATACTTTGCGTTTGACAAGTCGCATCAAACCGAAGATTTATATTTTTGCGACAAAGCCCGTGAACAAGGGTTTGAAATATGGGTCGATTTCAATCTTAAAAGTGGGCATTTATCAGTAATAGAATTATAATTATGAAATATATCTTAATACCAATATTAATTTTAGTAGTCCTATTGGGAGCTTTTTTGTTCATCAATAAGGAAGCCACAGAAGAAGCTGGTTATCGTTATTCTACAGATTGTTATATAGATGGTAGTTCAGCTACTACATCTGTTCTGAATTTGGGTACTTCCACGGAACCATTTGACTTTATTTGCCCTATAGATGGTGCAGATTCAGCTAGATTTAATATGTTGATTAAAGCAACATCAACACTGTCTGCTTTCAAATGGTACTACTCTTTATCTGACGACAGAATAGAATGGATGGACTATGCAACATATACTCCAGAAACCGTACCCGTAGCTTCTCAGAGTTATTCTTTCACTCCAGGGGAAACCACTGAAGTTAAAAAGACTTTCCAAATTAGTGATTTAAACGCTAAATATTTGAGAGTTAGAATAGAAAGAGATGACCAAATTGCAACATCTACTATTTGGGGACAAATTAGACCATTATTTGAAAATTAAATGTCATTTTTAAGAACACCGCCAGGAGAAGCTGTCCTTTTAGGTCATCAACTTTATGATGGCTCAACCGACAAATTCCCACAGGCTAAAATTTATAACGCTGCTGGAACCTTAGTTGACACGGTGAATCTTTCGCATGTAGCTGGTGGTCTTTATCAGAATACTTATACGCCCGATGGAGAAGACAAGCATTTGAGCGTTCAATATATTGTTTACTCTGATTCTGGTCATACCACTGAGGATACCAACTACAGTAGAGAGGGTATTGATTTATTTGTGGAATATGATAGACGACACTCTATGGGTGGCGGAGTTGTTGCTGGTCTGACCGAGGGAGAGGTTAAGGCTATTGCCAAAGAGATTCAAAATCTAAAAGTATTTGATAAGATACTAGAGAAACTTGATAGAAAATCAGAGTTTAATCCTAAGAAAGACCAAGTTAAAACAGACTTTAAGGCTACTTCGATTAAACCAGTATTAGATGCTATTGATAAAATCAAACCTAGCAAGGAGACTACTGTTATCAAACAGGATTTGAGGTCGCTTGGTAAACTAGAAAAGGTACTTAAAGGACTTAATCTAAATAAGATTGCTAGTAGCATTGAGAATATTAGAGGAGATTTACGAACTAAGACTGGAGAATTGGCACAAGTTTCATCACTGGTTTCACAGCTTAGTACTCTGTCTACCAAGTTTATTGAACTTGAAAGTATGCTTAATGATTTAAACAGGCAAGAACATGGCAGACATACGGATTTAATTAAGAAATTTGAAAAAATTAAACAATTCTTTGCTGTCTTTATGGCTAACGAAAGTCAAAAGAATGCAAGAGAGCAAAAGATTCAAGCATTATTAGAAAACGTGGAATGAAACAAATATATAAATATTTATGGGTAGCAATACCAATAGTTTTATTGGCTGGATTTATTACAGCTGCTTTTGTCTTTAATTTCAGTGAAGATGAAATTTCTGGCTCTACAGCTAGTCAAAGAATTAGATTTGGGGCTTTACCGAATAATATCGTTCCCTCTACGGATAACACATACGATTTAGGTTCTGAAAGTAATTGGTGGAAAAATCTCTGGGTTCACAACGCCTCTACTTCTGATTTTGAAATTAATTCTACTGGCACATTTCAGGGTGCTGGTTTAGTGGATTGTGATACAGCTAATACTGACAAACTATTATGGGATATTACTACAAAACAATATAGTTGTGGAACTGACCAAACAGGAACTGTTGCTTCTAATTCCGCAGACTTTGATGAAATAGTTGATGCTGCAACTCTTGACGCTAATTGGAGTGTAGCTTCTGCTGGATTTAACACAACTTGGAATGGAGATTTCTTTCACTTAAATGGAAATATTGGCATCGGGACGACGGCTCCTGACACACAATTAACTGTTGCAGGGGACTTTGACGGCTCAAGTGCATTGTCAGGAAGTAATCCAAATAAGGGCTTCCAAATTGCAAAAGTTACCAGTGTCGGAGGAGATTATGGCTTAAACGACCTATTCGGTATTACCTTTACCGCTAAGGATGATGCAGATTCAGACTACTCAGTTGTTGGGATATTGGCAGAGGTGACCGATGTAGGTAGCAATGTGGGTGGAAATATTCATTTCGCCACACACGACTCTTCGGGTACAGACCTTATCAAGAGGATGACTATTGATAAAGACGGCAACGTCGGTATTGGGACCACTACCCCAACCTCTCTACTAGAAATTCAAGATAATGATTCAAACGCTTTCTTATTCTCGGTAACCTCAGCTTCAGCCGGTGATTACTTCACAGTGAAAAGCGATGGCAATGTGGGGATCGGGACGACGGCGCCAATCCAAAGCTTACAAGTCGCGGGAGCATTATTAAGCACAAATCCTCGTGCTGCTTTTTCTGGGACAGCTGGAGTTGCTATTGACTCAATAGGAACTGGTGCACGTATTTATTCACAAGGCAATAACGCTGGAATTCTCTCCACTTTTCAATTACAAGTTGCTGCATTGGACACAAATCCATCACAAACCCTTATTTCTTCTGATACAAGCGGAAATTTAGCTCTTCAGCCAACAACTGGATATGTCGGTATTGGAACTACATCTCCGGAGGTTGAATTGGATGTTACAGGTACAGCTTCGGCAACATTATTCTATGTGGGGAACGGATCTGTTTCTGCTCCGGCTTTTACTTTTAGCGGAGATACAAATACTGGTTTCTACGAGGCTTCTGCTGGCGAATTAAGTGTGGCTGTGGACGGCTCTTTAAAGGGTTATTTCAATACCAATGGTTTTGGCTTAACTAATAAGGCTTTTTTATACACCGCGGTTACGCCATCTAGCACTGTCCCTTCTTTAATCCCAGCTGGCGGTGATTGGGACACAGGTGTTGGTCATGCAGCTGCGAATGTTCTTTCTTTAATTGCCGGAGGAACAAATGGCTTAAATGTTATTTCAAATGGCAACGTCGGCATTGGTACGACTGCTCCTGTTAATAATCTGCATGTCCATGGGGGCTCAACTTCTTATGCACACTTAACAAATACAGACACAGGAGCAACAGTTAACGACGGCTTCAGATTAGGGGTTGATAGTAATGAGGCATCCATAGTATGGAATAGAGAAAATACTAATTTACTCTTTGCTACAAATAATACTGAGAGAATAAGAATATTAGCCGATGGCAACGTCGGTATCAACGACACTACTCCAGATGCTCGTTTTGAAATCACTGCTTCGGGAATAACTGATGACTATTACTTTATGGTTTCAGACGAAGATGGTGCAGACGGAGGCTTTATGACTATCACTTCGCTGGGATATGTGGGGGTAGGGACTACTGCTCCAGCCGCACTTTTTGAAGTAGCTGGCACAGCTTCTGTAACTGCCAACTTTGAGGTTGGCGGAAGACTTGAAGTAACCGCTTCTGAAACTCATACAATTGACGGCACAATTACTGGTGAGGCAGATAATGATTTGGTAATTGGTACTTTGACAACCGCATTAAAAGAGGTTGTAAGTAAAATTATAAAAGCAGTAACAGAATTGTTTGCCCCCGCAGTTGATACGCCAGTTTTAACAGAAGCTGGTCAAATGGCAATTAACACGGCTTCAAAGAGTTTTGAGTGGTTTGATACGGCTCAAAGGATACTTCCATTTGATGATGAGTTCTCAATCACAATAGCTTCTGACAGTGCTAAATTTGAGGCTGGTGCGGTTATTCCACTACAAGCTAACAAATACCCAACAACTCTGACTGATATTTTCTGCTTTGTGAACGCTGGCACTTCGGTGGTTATATTCCTCTCTGACGGAACAAACGATACTGAGAGCATAACTTGTACAACTTCTGGGGTAGCAGATGATGGCTCAATTACTAACGCTTCATTTAACGAAAGAGAATTTAAGTATCTTGAGCTAGGTACTATTACAGGTGCGGTAGATTCATTAAACGTAACAGTAAACCAAAAATATGATAGGTAAAATTGCAATAGGAATTGGAGCTTTTGTTTTATTGATTAGTTCAATATTATTTTTAGCTCCTGAAAAACCACAATTAATAGATCCTCTAGGGCCTCCAACTGGTGGTGGTGAAATATTGGGTGCTGGTGGAAATGTTGCTCTTGAAGGTTCTGCCTCAGCTCAAGTAGATACAGGTACTTCGGTAACTGTTGCGGTTCAGTGTGGCACAAATGATAACAGATTTATAGTGGTGTTTGTTGAAGAATCTGGTGGCACAACCGCTCCTAGTAGTGTTACTTATGCTGGAACTGGAATGGCTTTAGATACATCAGAAACAGAAGTAACAGGCACTAATTTAGCTGTCTTTATGTATAAGTTGACTGCTCCATCTACTGGCAGCAACGATGTTGTTGTTACATTTGCTGGAGCCACTGCCTTTGCTGCAGGAGGAATGTGTTTCTCTGATGTTGACCAGACCACGCCTATTAGTGGACAGGCAACGACAACGAATGGAAGTACAACCGTTCATTATGTTTCGCCCAGTGCTGATGTTGTTGATTTTACTGTTGCTGGTGCTTCTATAGATCAATCTGCTGGTGCTGTTGACCCCGTTGGCGGTTCAACTGAAAGATGGGAGCAACAGATTGCCTCTTTGGGCACAACTCACGGTGGATATACAACACCTGGCGGTGGCGGAGCAACCAATGTGGGGGCAACTTCAACTACAAATAGAGCTGGTTGTGCTGTTGGTGCTACCATTGAAGCTGCTGCAGCTTCTCCAACCACTGGTGGCGGAAGTATATTTATAATCCAATAATATGAAAAAGAAACAGATTAGCAAATTAAAAAAGGCGGGAATGATTGCGGGAGTTTTAGTTGCTTCAACTGGAAGTGCTTATGGGAAGCGGTGCAACCAACCCACTGACCCTTACCTGGGAAGACGAGGTAAATATTGAGATTAAGACCTCTGATGACTCGCCAGGTGTTGTAGAGGAGGGCAACTTTTATTCAAAAGACAATGGCACTGCTGGCAATAGACCCTATATAGAAATAACATTTACCGAGGCACCCGTTGTTACAAAAAAATTTACACCACCAATTATTATTATAGGAAACTAATATGTACAAACTAAGCGATGTAAAAAATTTAATAAACGACAGGATTAGAGATGAATCAGTATCCTCTGACCTTTCTAATGAGTTAATTAGAGCTATGAGTGCAGTTCTAGACAACATTAACGCTGGTATGACTGGCGAGAACTTTGCTGAAAGAAACCAACCACAAGTAGGTTTCAACTTTCAGACTGAGATTATTTCGGTTTCCTTTGTAAAGGACACCTTTTCTTATACCTTTAGTTCTTTAAGTATAGACGAAGATACATACAAGTTTCCATCTGACTTAAGAATTAATGATGATGAAGATGAGGTATTTACCCTAGTCTCACAAAAGAAATTTAAAAAAGAAACTGGTGTAAATAGTTCCAACCAAAAGATTTACGCAGTCGGATTTAACGGAAACACTCAGACACTTTGGATTAACCACGATACTACAGAAACTTTAGACTTTGAGGTTTTCACTACTGATATGATTTTAGATAATGACGGAAGCACTCGCAAAGCACATCTCGCAGAAGATGAAAGCGATGAAACTACTTTCTTAATCCCCGATAGATTTATTCCAGGTGTATTAGTAGATGGTGCGGTAGCAGAAATGTATGGAATAGTAAAGGGCTATAAAGGATTAGAATATAACAAATTTTTAAAAGACGGCAGAAACGCTTTAAGAGGAATGATTAATTCAATAGGAATTTATGAAAAGAAACCTATTGAAAGATTAGAACCCAGACCAGAGATGCAGCGTGCATATAGACCAAGAAGATTAACAAGACGATAATGCCAAATGAATTAAAAAACCTAATAACAGTTGATGAGTTTTTCGGACTCTATACAACCCTCGATTCTACTAGAATCGGACAGGGCTTTTTAGCCAATATGAACAATGTTTCGGTAGATGATGGTTCGATTAGTCCTTTTAAAATGTATTCTAAGTTTGCCAATGAGCTTGATGCTGAGGGGCAGATTTTAACTACCTTTACAGCTTTAACCTCTTTAGGGATTGAGATACCATTAAGGGTGAGAGATGATGCTTCTAACACACATATTGAATGGTATAACTCAGTAAACGATACTTGGGAAACCTTACTCCCTAATTTGACTACAGGATTACCAATGGCTTTTGTGGACTTTAACACCGCTACACAAGACAATACGATTATGTCCAATGGCACTGAGAATTATTCTGTTTGGAAAAAAGCAATAGGCACTGTAGTTTCAAACACAACTACAGTTATTACTTTAAATGAAACAGCTTCGACACAAGGCTTCTCTTCTGGAACAGTTATTGTTGACGGAACAGAGTATTCTTATTCTGGTATCTCTGGAAGTACACTTACAGGACTTACAGGACTTCCTACTTTTACTGCTGACGCTGGGGTAGCTGAGGCGGTTGATGACTCAACCTACAGTTCTTTGCCTAAATTTAATATTATGGGAGTTGCTGATGGGCGTGTATGGGGAGCACAAAGCACAAATGTTAGATTAAACTATTCAGAAGTTGGAGACCATACAAATTTTACCACTGGAACCACACCCGACTCTCCTGGATTTAGAGATTTTATTGAGGGTGAAGGGTCAATTACTTCACTGGGTTTTATAAAAGAAAATGTAATAGTTTTTAAAAGAGACTTAGTTCGTTTATATAAACTAGACTTTCCTAGTGCTACTACAAGGGTTTCAATTTCACGAGAACTGATTAGAGGAGATGGCGAGGGAGCTGCTAATCATCAAGGTACAATTTCATTTGCTTCAAGTGTCTTTTATGTTTCAACTGGTGGTGGATTAAAATCTATTTCACTTTCTGACACACAAGAAGAATTTAACTTTGAAGATGTTACTGAACGAATGAGACCAACCCTAGATGGTGGAGTATTTACAGGTGCTAGTTCAATTTATTGGAGAAAAAAGAAAAGACTTTTAGTCGCATTTAAGACAAGTTCGGGTTCGGCTAGAAATGACCGAGTATTAGTGGTTGAAAACTCAACTACCAGAGAGGGTCAACCTATCAAGAAACTTGGATTGTTAGATTGGCAAGTAGGAGACTGGTTTATCTATGACGGCGAGGTTCACTTCGGGGGTGCATTTGAGCCTAATTGCTTTCAGGCTTTTGATGGTTATCAGAAAGGAACAGATAACGCACCATTTACAGCTTCATTTACCACTAAGAGATTTAGGTTTGCTCGTAGTCCAGTCTTACAAAAAGAGATTGAATATATGATTATCACAGGGCGTATTCTATCTGGTAAACTTAACTTTCAACTAGACTACGATTATTTGGGAACAAGAGCCAAAATTGAAGCTACCTTTGACCCAGTTACTGAAACAGCTTACATTACCCAACCTGATACAAACTTAATCGGTTCATTTGAAATCGGTGTTGAGCCTATTGGCGGAACACAAGAAGATGTCAATGAACTTAATTATTTTAAAATTTATTTTAGACTTCCAACTTCTCATCATCCGTATGACTTGCAATTAGCTTGTTTTTCAGATGAGGTCGGAGCTCGTTGGAGAATAGACGACTTATCCTTTAAAGTCAAAGACGCTGGATTTGTCGCACCTAAAAAATTAAAAAAATCATTTTCATGAAGAAATATATTTATTTAGCAGCTATTTTAGTAATCGCTTCCTTGGTCGTTGGAATATTACTAAAACCAACTATAATCGAACCACAAGTTTTAATCGAACCACAAATAGAACCAGAATTTGGTGCAAGCCAAAGACCTTCTGTTTTTAAAACAACATTATCAAAGTCCTTAGCGGCTAACGCTTCAACTACTGAGATAATCTCGGTAACAAGTGTTACTACTGTTGATGGACATACCCTTGTATCTGCTGATATTGGAGACTTTATTGTCTTTCATATCAACCCAGGAGCTTCCAATGACGAGATAGTCTCTTGTACTGGAATTTCAGGTACTACCTTTACTGGTTGTACTAGAGGATTAGAGTTTTTTGGAACATCTGCTTCCTCAACTAACGCTAATTCGCATAGTCCAGGAGAAACAATAATTGTCTCAAATGACGACCACTGGATTAAAGAACAATATCCAGCCAAAGATGACAATGTAACTATCACTGGATTGTGGACTTTTGCCTCAACCACCGCTGATTCTGAAATTAGACTAGGAAATAATGCTACAACTTTTGACAAGAAAGTTACTGCCTATAATGGAGAAACTAACTATCCTTTCTTAATGTATGACGAGAGTGCAAATATATGGGTTGTTTCCAATGACGGAGTTTCAACAGTGGGAGTTGCCTCTGGAACTTCTAGTTTTACCGCTGGAAATGGTATAGATATTACCACTTCTGTTATTACCGTTGCTACCACTGCCTCATCAGGACTTGAATTTAGCTCTGGAGACCTACAAGTAAACGCTTCATCAACTGGTGGAATAGCCATAGATTTAGGAGGAGAGTTATATGTTGACGGCTCAGACACATTTACTTTTTCAGGCACATTAGATATTACAGGAACTTGGAAAATAGCAGGGACTACTGTTAATGCTACCGCTGCCAATTTAAACACTCTAGTAGCTGGGGTTTCCTCTGACGCTGACACTTTACATTCACACGGAGACCTAATTAACAAAATAGGACAATTACACGCTGGAACTACAACTACTATAGCTGGTCCAACTGGAACAGCTGATGAATTTACAGTTTGGTCTGCCACTATTTCTGCTAGTCAAATTACATCATCAAGTATTTTAAGGTTCAGTGCTGGATTACAGGGAGCTGGAGATAGTGGAGATGCTATGCACATTAAAGCTAAATATGGTGGCTCTCTTATCGGACAAATCAGTTCTCTAGCTGCTGGAGGTTTAGGAACTCTTGAAATTGATATGTGGAACTCTGTTGGAACTGGTACTCAAATTTCAATGTATCGTGGATGGGACGGAACAAGTTTAGAAGACCACGGAACAACAACTACCAGTATTGATACTACAGCTGACCAATTATTTGAATTAACAACGGATTCACTAGGCGGCACAAATGCTGATCCAGCAGACATATTCTTTACTTCTTTAGAAATTATTAACTAATAAAAATATGCCAGAAACACCAGAACAATTTAGAGCCAGAACGCAAGCCAATGTAAAATTTGTTGGCGGTTTAAAGGGGCAAGGACTTACTCAAGCACAAGCTGAGGCTCGTCTTGTTACTGACCCAGTTTCTGGACAACCAATAGCTCCGACTGTTGGCGGATTACCAGCAACACCACCAGGTGGTGGCACAACAGGACTAGATGATATTTTCAAAAGGCTTGGTATTAGTGGTAGTGGTATTGCCACCTCCTTTGATATGGGAGATACAATAAATAAATCTATTACTGCCGATGAAGAAGCAAAAATTAAGCGTGAAGAAGAGGGGCGTAGGGGCTTATTGCAATCCAAAATAGCAGGACAATTTGACCCATTAATTGAAGGAGCTCAACGCAGGGGTGAATTAGAGGTAGGAGGAGCAAGAGCCCAAGCAGGCAGGTTTGCAGGTGGACAAGGATTAGATACTGCCACTCAAGGATTTATTCAAGTAACTAGAGAAGAGGGCGAAAAGCGTGTAAGAGCTTTAGAGGGAGAGAAAAAGCAAGCACTCTTAACTAATGATTTAGCTGCTTTTGATAGAATACAAGGTAGGATTGATAACGAAAACGACAGATTAGAGAAACTTAGAGAAGCTCAATTTAATAGGTCTTTGCAGGTTTTGAACCTAGGTGTTAATTTACAACAACTTGGATTACAACAAGATAGGCAAGTATTTGATACTATCAGTTCTCTTCCTGCTGGGGAAACATTTACAGGTCCTAGTGGAACTACCTATACGGGAATAGCACAACCAGAGCCTTTCTTTACAAGTTCTGATTTAATATCGATTATGAAGACACTACCTATTGGACAAACTCAAGTTGTTGTTGACCCAGTTACAGGTGAAGAATGGCAATTACAAGGATTATCACAGCCAGAAAGTGATGTTAAGGTTCTCCAATCTACAAATGATGCTGGCGAACAGTTTATAACATCATATCGCATTACTCCGACTGGAGTTGAATTAATTAATCAAGCTTCTGCTGGAATAGTTGGGAAAACAAAGGCTACCCCAGTATCAATTACTTTCCCAACCGTTGAGACAATCATTGACCCGACTACTGGTAAACCTAAATATAAAAAGACAGTAGATAGGGCTACTGGAGAAATAACCTACACAGACCTTGAAACTGGAGAGAATGTTCCAGCTTCAGAGGTTCAAGTAGATGTTCCAGAACCAATAGACGAATTGGATGTTCAGATAAACCAATGGATTAGTGAAGCTTTTAGTAGTCTAAACCCATTAAATCAATTAAATCAACCGACAGATAAATAATGGCATTTAAAGATATAGCATTAGGAACAGCGAGGTTTTTATTGCCCAGAACACTTGAGCGTAGTTTTGGTATTATAAAAAAAGAACCAACAACATTTAAGGTTGGTGCTGGATTACAGGGCAGAGAAAAACTACAAGCAGAAACAGCTGTTGCTGGACAAACTCAGAAACAACAAGAATCACTTACTAAACAAGTTGGTGGTATTCCATTTGCGAAACAACAAGAAATTATCGGTGCGATGCAGGCAAATACCCCAGAAAGTCTAAGGGATGATATTCAAAATTTAGTTGTTAGAAATATAAATGCTGGCATACTGGATAGCGAAGAAATTAAAACTAATGCCAAAAATCTTGTTAAGCAAAGAATAAATGAACAGATTTTAGGTAGAGTTGTGCCTCCACCAAGAAAATCTATTAGTGGTTTTTTAAAAAATGTTAAAGAAGATACTGAGGAAATAATACACGGAATTGGTACTTTAATGGGTATGGGAGCTAAAAGATTAAAAAAACAAACATTACATCCAATACAAACACTAAAAGATGATTTTGAATTTACTCAAAAATTAATAACATCACCTGAGTATAGACAAGAACTTTATAATACGCTTGTAAACCCTATTGTTGAAGAATATAAAGAATATGGTCATCCATTGACAAAGCTATATGAAGACCCATTAGATGTTTTTTTAGATATAACCGCTTTGTTTTCACTAGGAGCTGTTGCAGCTGGTAAGACTGGAGCTCAAACAGCAGCAAAGGCACTTCGTACTGCATCTCAAATTGGTTCATTTAAAAATATTACCAATGCAACAAAAACTATTATCAGAGCAACTCCTGGTGGTAAGGAAATTGTTAAAAATTTAGAACTAGCTGCTGCGACAAGAAAGCTATTAAGAAAAGAACAAATAACGTTTTTAAATGCTAGAAATCGAATAATTCAAGGAATAGACCAAAGAGTTAAAGTTTTGACTCCTGGAGAAGTAAAAGCCCTACCGCTTGTTACAGAGGGATTTATGCGTATGCCTAATGGAGCCACAAAAGAATTTTATGAGGCAGCTGGAATGATTCGTTCATTAGCAAAAGACCAAGAGAGATTTGGTACAAAAATTGGAACATTATCAACAGATATTATTGAAAGAAGAAGATTTCAACCATTAGCCAAGTTCCTAGAAAGAGAAGGTAAGTTTGAAACCAAAGTTCCATACGAACAACTTACTGGTCAAGAACTGCGTGGTTCTATAAATACTATTAAGAAAATATTTCCAGATGCTGACCCTGTTTATATGAGACACTTCTTTGAAGATAATCCAACTAAGTTCGGAAACTTCTTTTTAAATACGGAACCAGTTAGAAGTTTTAAGCCTGGATTTTTAAAGAAGTCTTTTGGTAAACAAGGATATATTGGAGATAGTGGCAAGGTAACAAAAGCACAATTAAATGATGTTTTAGTTAGACAAGCTACAGAAAGTTTAAAGTGGAAAAGAAACATAGAGTCAATAGAAAGCGTCAAGACACATCCAAGCACCCTACCATTAGCCAAGGGACAGCAGCCACTTCCAGGATATAAGATTTTTGCACCAGATGGTTTAATTAGATTCTATAAGGGAACGATTGACTTAACTAACGAATTAAAAAAGTCTAGTCAAAAACTAGATGTCTGGGATGCCTTTGAGGATGCAGTTAAGAAATCATTCCCAGAGGGTGTAACTAAGAGTTATTTGGGAGCAACTAAAGCTAAACTATTTCAAGTTCCAGAAGTAATGGCTAATGAATTAAACAAGTTAGCAAAATCAACCCTCCCGTGGGTAAAGCTTCTTTATGATAAGCCAATGGATGCTTTTAGGTTTGCTGTTCTTGGGTTATATCCACGATGGCAAGTTAATAATATTATAGGGAATAGTATTTTTAGTATCGTAACTGGAGACGTATTTAATCCAAAAGCGTTCTCACACTATTTCCAAGCAAAAAAAGCTGGACTTTTACCAGATGAATTATTTGGTGGAGTTCATAGAATGGAAAGAACACAAAGCGGAAAGCTCGGTACAGCTGCTAATATCCCTTTTGTAAAATCAACTGTTGCAATGCACGATGCCCTCTTAAATACAAAGGTAGTTGGTGGTATTGTTAAAAATCTTGAAAAAGCTATTGCACTGCCATTTAAACCGTTAATTAAATTAGGCAATTTAAGCTTTAAATCAAATCAATTTGTAGATGATATGTTTAAGGGTGTTGCTTTTATTAATAGAGTTTTAAAAGAAGATAGAAAAGGATTTATTAGGCGTATGACTACTTCTTGGGATGATACTAGAAAATTACTTGAAAAAACTGGCAAGGTTAAGACGGAAAAATTAATAGATAATGTTCATGACTGGTATTATCATGGATTAAATTTAACCAATTTTGAAAGACGAATAGTCCGTAGGGTTATTCCGTTTTATAGTTGGATGAGGTGGGTTACGCTTTATTCTTATCGTATTGCTACTGAGGCTCCCGTGAGAGCAAATATTATTGCTAATGTGGCTAGAGATTTTTATACATTTACTGGACAAAATAAGCTTCCCGAATGGTTAAGGGGCTCTGTACCAATTGGAACTGATGAAAATGGGTCAGTTTATTATTTAAAAACTAGCGGAGCTAATCCATTTAGTACTCTGAATGATTTAATGTCAGAGGGAATTGTTGGTGCTGGTATTAAAGCTTCTGCCCCAGCTATAAAAACTGTCATAGAACAATCAACTGGTAGAGATGTTTTTTTGGGTAGAAAATTCACCAAAGAAGATATTTTTGAATCTTTTGGAGGAAAGCTTTATAGATTTGACCCAGAACTTAATGATGTTGTAGTGGTTGATGAGAAGATTAAGCCAGGGTTCTTAGAAAATCTTTTACGAAATTATATTCCACAGTATCTCTTAATGGAAACCGTATTAACTGGTGGTAAAGAAAGATATACCGCAGAGGGGTTAGATACAATTTTATCTGATTTATTTAAAGATGAAAAAGATAGGCAAGCAATAGTTAAAGATATTATTACAAAACAAGCTGAGGTTAAAAAGGGTGGCAAGTTGGAATTTTTAAAATCACTTGGAGTTAATATTCAAGAAATTAAACCAGAACAAGAACAAGCACGACAAGAATCATTAGAAAAAGCTACTTCTGCTATTAAAAACAAAGAACTGCCGATATTGAATCCGCAGTTTAAAAATCTTATTAAAGATAGAATAATGAAATTAATTGCACAGGGTAAATCAAGTCAAGAAATTCAAGCTGATGTTAAACAGTGGATTATTCTAAATATAGATGAATTAAAGAAACTTAAAGGAACTGGGACACAACAAAACACGCCACTAGAAACCCAACAATAAATCCGATTGCAAAATCTTCTGTTTTCATAAATCAACCCTAACATAATATTAAACCAATGTCAATACCAAAAGGATTTCAACCCGATAAAAAAGATATGGCTTGCAATATAAAATAATATTGTATATAATAATATTATATGCCATATAAAGACCCACAAAAAAGAAAAGAATATCATAAAGCCTATAGTCAAAAATGGAATAGTAGAAATCCTGATAAATTAAAGGAATATAAAAGAAAGACAAGGGCAAAAAATTTAGTTAAAATAAGAGAACAAGATAGATTGGCTCATCGTGGTTGGATTATTTGTATAAAATGTCATGAAGCAGCTTATGGAAGCAGAAAAAGAAAATATTGTAATAATTGTAGAAAAAAAGTTTGTAGTGAATTTTTTAAAGGAAATCAATATTGGAAAAATGTAAATCCACATAACAGATTAAGAGGTGAGAATCATCCAAACTGGCAAGGTGGTATAACATTTTGGAAGAAAAGAATATACGATAGTCCAAATTATAAGAAATGGAGAAAGGCTATTTTCGAGAGAGACAATTATACTTGCCAAGAATGTGAAGTTAGGAGTTGTGTCGGCAAGAAAGTGAAGTTAGAGGCACATCACTTAAAATCATTCACGGTATTATTACGAGACAATAACATTAAATCAAGGGAGCAGGCTGACTTATGCGATGAACTATGGGATGTTTCCATTGGTCAAACGCTTTGTTATGAATGCCATAACTCAACAAAAAATGGAAGACAAGACCATGTTAATAAAAAATTATAATGGATGTAAGCCCGACACACTCGACAAAAATGATAAAATCTGGGATGAGGTTATGGGGTCAGCCCCATCAAAGATGCCAAACTTTAAAAATGGCTACAACGCAGAGAGCATATTTAAACTTAGAGACGAATTACAGGGTGGGTCATATTCCTGCGTCAGCCAAGGTGGCACAGCCGATATGGAGTTAAGTGTTCTTAAAAAAACAGGACAGACTATTCAACTATCACAAAGAGATGCTTATTCACAAATACATTTACCTAATGGCGGAGCCTCACCAAGAGAGTTCTACAAACTAGCTCATAAAAAGGGTGTCTGTGAGGATAGATTAATGCCAACTAGACCAGACGATAAACGGCTGTCAGAGAGCTTCGCAAGGTCTAACAAGGGTAGAAGTCAAGAAACGATAGAAAACGCCTTAAAATGGAGAATAGGGGCATACCACAAGGTTCGTAGTCGTAATATGGATACACTCGCACAAGCTATTTATGAAAATGATGGTTGCGGTGGTGGATACCTCCGAGCTGGAAAAATGGGACACTTTATTTTCTTTAATGGTTATGGAATGAAATACGGTTATCCAGCTTTGAAAATTAGAGATTCTTACAAACCACACGAAAAATGGATTTATAAAAAAGGTCGAACTTTTTATTTAGGAAGAAGTCCAATTACTCTGTACTCACTGTGGGTATCACAACCAGGTGCAGACTGGGCAAAAGAATTTATGTTAAAGGAAAGAATTTTACACAAGGGTCAACAATACATTAAGAACAAAGGAAAGTATTATCATATTTCAAATGAGGCGTGGCTACATTTCTTTTTAGATATGGGCTGGGTTACTCAAGAAATACGAGAGGTCGATAGGTTGGACGGCGAAGTAGTAGAGATGAGAGAGCCAACTATGAATGGAGAATGTAAAAAAACACTACCAGAGTGTTTTGAAAACTGGTTTAAAAGATTATGGTAATGGACAAATTATTAGTTATATTAAAATATCCAGAATTTAAAGCTATTGGAACATTTTGTTTAGTTCTTTTAGGCAAGCTTTTTGGAACTGAACATATCTTTTTTGAAGCTTTACTTATTCTTATCTTGATTGATTCGGCAACAGGACTAATGAAAGGGTTTTACACCAACAAGGTTAGTTCCAAGAGAATGATTGCTATGGGTGGGAAAGTAATTCGGTATGCCTTGATTATTATTGCTGCTCACCAACTCTCAAGAATTGCCCCAATAATGCAGTGGTTTAAAGAGGGAATTATTATTTGGATAGCAATTACAGAGTTAATTAGTATATCAGAAAACTTGGCTGCTTGCGGTTTAATCATACCAAAATGGCTTGTGAATAAATTAGAAAAGTTTAGACTTGACAAGATATAATTTATATGCTAGGCTCTAATTAGATGTGGCTATACTCATACAATGAATAAAAAAGAATACAATAAACAATGGTGGAAAAATAATCCAGAGAAAGTTAGAGAATATAAGCGAAGATATAGAGAAAAATATCCCGAGAAACATAAAGAAGAAAGAAAGAGGTGGTACAATAAACACAAGGATACATTTCTCGCTTATAAGA